CGAAATCGCAATGGACAGACTAAGTCAGGATTATATTCTTTGTTTATCCCTATGGAATGGAACTACGAGGGATTTATTGATGAATATGGACAACCCGTGTTTGATACTCCTAAAAGACACAAGCAAGATCCCCATGGAGTAGATATAGATTATGGTGTAATAGATCACTGGGAAAATGAAGCTGAGGGTTTGAAAGATGATCAAGATGCTTTAAATGAATTTTATCGTCAGTTTCCAAGAACTGAAGAACACGCCTTTAGAGATGAGACTAAAAATAGTTTATTTAATCTTATAAAAATATACGAGCAAATAGACTATAACGAAGGAAATAGAAACTCGTCTGTATTAACTACTGGAAACTTTCAATGGTTTAATGGAGTTAAAGACACACAAGTTACTTTTAATCCAGATCCAAACGGTAGGTTTAAAATAAGTTGGGTTCCAAGTCAAAGATTGCAAAACAACGTCATTTTAAAAAATGGCGTAAAATATCCAGGCAATGAACATATGGGTGCTTTCGGATGTGACTCATATGATATATCTGGGACAGTTGATGGTACTGGATCGAAAGGAGCTTTACACGGTTTAACTAAATTTTCAATGGAAGATGCTCCAGCCAACACGTTCTTTTTAGAATATATAGCTAGACCTCAAACAGCTGAGATATTTTTTGAAGACGTTTTAATGGCATTGGTATTTTATGGTATGCCGTTACTAGCGGAGAACAATAAACCAAGATTACTATATTACCTAAGAAGAAGAGGTTATAGAAAATTTAGCATGAATAGACCAGATAAAATTTGGAATAAACTATCAGTTGCAGAAAAAGAAGTTGGTGGAATACCAAACTCAAGTGAAGATATAAAACAGGCTCATGCTGCTGCTATTGAAATGTATATTAACGACCATGTTGGTTTAGGTGAGGATGGAAGTTATGGTGACATGTATTTTAATGATACACTAAATGATTGGTCTAGATTTGATATAAACAAAAGAACTAAACATGATGCTTCAATAAGTTCGGGATTAGCAATAATGGCTTGTAATAGACATTTATATAAACCAAATCAAGATAAAAAACCAACACAATTAAACCTCAATATATCCAAATATAATAACAAAGGATTTCAATCAACAATAATAAAGAATAAAGTATGACAGAGTCTGTTATAAACTTTCCATCACAAGCAGTTAGTGATTTAGAAAAACTAAGTGATGATTATGGTTTAAAAGTAGCTAAAGCTATAAAACAAGAATGGTTCACTGGAACAACGTCTAAATTTGATGATCAATTAACTAAGTTTCATCAATTGAGATTGTACGCCAGAGGTGAACAATCAATACAAAAATATAAAAATGAATTATCTATTAATGGTGATTTATCTTATTTAAATTTAGACTGGAAACCCGTTCCTATTATTCCCAAGTTCGTGGATATTGTTGTTAATGGTATGGCACAAAGATCCTATGAAATAAACGCTTTCTCTCAGGATTCTTATGGGGTAAGCAAAAGAACAGAGTATATGGAATCTATGCTTAGAGATATGAGGGCTAAAGATTTCATTGATGCAGCAAAAGCTAACTTTGATATAGATTTGTATGAAAATGATCCAGACATATTACCTGATACAGAAGAGGAACTAGCATTGCATATGCAACTTACATACAAACAAGCTGTAGAAGTAGCTGAAGAACAAGCTATAAATGTATTATTAGAAAATAGTGATTATGATCTTGTTAGAAGAAGATGCTTATATGATTTAACTACTATAGGTATAGCAGCAACAAAGACAACATTTGATTGGGCTGATGGTGCAAAAAGCAAATACGTTGATCCAGTTAATTTAGTGTGGTCACATACTGATTCACCGTATTTTGATGATATATATTATATTGGTGAAGTAAAAGAGATTCCAATAAATGAATTAGTTAAAGAGTTTGAACATTTAACTGAAGAGGAGATAAAAGAAATAACAGATAACTCTGGACAAACAGCTTCAAGTAGAGCTAAATATAGAAGTGATACTGATAAAAATAAAATAGAAGTTTTATATTTTAATTACAAGACTCACATGAATGATGTTTATAAATTAAAAAAATTATCTACTGGAGCAGAAAGAGTAATACAAAAAGATGACACGTTTAATCCACCTATAGAAAGTATGGATGGGGAATTTAGTAAATTAGAAAGAGTTGTTGAAACTTTATATGAAGGAGTTTACTTACCTGGTTGTGATAAATTATTAAGATGGAAAATGTGTGACAACATGATGAGATCTGATTCAGACTTTAAATCAGTTAAGATGAATTACCAGATAGTAGCACCTAGAATGTATGAGGGTAGAATAGAATCTCTTGTTGGTAGAATAACTGGTTTTGCTGACATGATTCAACTAACACACTTAAAGTTGCAACAAGTAATGGCTCGAATGGTTCCTGATGGAGTATTTTTAGATGCTGATGGTTTAGCTGAGGTTGATCTTGGTAATGGAACAAACTACAATCCGCAAGAAGCCTTAAACATGTTCTTCCAAACTGGTAGTGTTATTGGTAGAAGTTTTACATCTGAAGGAGATCAAAATCCAGGTAAAGTACCAATTCAGCAAATACAAAATGGGGCTGGAGGTAATAAGATACAAAGTTTAATTACAACTTATAATTATTACATGCAGATGATAAGGGATGTGACTGGATTAAATGAAGCTAGAGATGGTAGTATGCCTGACGCTAATGCTTTAGTTGGTGTTCAAAAACTAGCTGCTGCAAATTCTAATACAGCTACTAGACATATATTGCAATCAATGTTATACTTAACAGCTGAAACAGCAGAATGCTTATCTCTAAGAATAGCTGATATAGTAGAATATTCACCAACAAAAGAAGCTTTTATTCAAGCTGTGGGCGCTCATAATGTGGCTACATTAGAAGAAATGAAAAATTTACATCTTCATGATTTTGGTATATTCATAGAAATGCTACCAGATGAAGAAGAAAAAGCTATATTAGAAAATAATATACAACAAGCGTTGGCTCAAAAATCTATTGACTTAGATGATGCTATTGATCTTAGAGATGTTAGAAATATAAAACTAGCTAATCAGTTATTAAAAATAAAAAGAAAAAATAAACTGCAAAGAGATCAGCAGATACAGCAACAAAATATTCAAGCTCAAGCTCAAGCAAATGCTCAACAACAACAGGCAGCTGCTCAAATGGAGGTTCAAAAGAATCAAGCTAAAGCTCAAACCGATGCTCAATTAGAGCAAACAAAAAATGAGTTAAAAATAAAATATCTACAAGAAGAAGTTCAATCTAAGAAAGAATTAATGCAATTAGAGTTTGAGTTAAACTCTCAATTAAAAGGAATGGAAAGAGAGATTACAGAACGTAACGAATCTAAAAGAGAAGATAGAAAAGATGATAGAGTAGACAGACAGGCTGCTCATCAAAAAGATATGATAGATCAAAGAAATAAGGGTAATTCTCTTAATAAATTTGAATCATCAGGTAATGATATACTAACGGGAGATGCTGGTTTAAACTTGTAATCACCTAATTTTTAATATTTTATAAAATTTTATTATGGCAGAAGAAAATAAAGATGTGATTGAAGAAGTCACTGAGCAACCCACTGAAGAGGTTGTAGAAAATAAAGCGGAGCAACCACGAGACGAAAAGGGACAATTTAAATCTAAGTTTGCAAGTGCTGGCGACGATAGTGTTGTTAAAGTAGATTTAAGTAAACCACTACCAGATCAAAGTGAAGAAGTTGAGGAGCAATCCGTAGAAGAAAATAATGACGTAGTTGAAGAAAAAGAAAGTGAAGTTGTTGAAGAAGTTAAGGAAGAAATAGTAGAGGAAACTAAAGAAGAAGAACAACCTGTTATAGAAGAAATCACGATGGAGGATCTTAAAGAACCTGAAGTTGTTGAAGAAAAAATAGAAGAAGCTATAGCAGAATCAGAGACAACTGGAAAACCACTTCCAGAAAATATACAAAAGTTAATAGACTTTATGGATGAAACAGGTGGTGACATACAAGACTACGTGAAACTAAATAGAGACGTAACTAAAATGGACGACTCTGAAGTATTAGATGAATACTATAGAGCTACTAAATCTCATTTAACAGCTGAAGAAAGAGGCTTCTTATTAGAAGACACATTTGGTGTGGATGAAGATGTAGACGACGAAAGAGCAATACGTAAAAAGAAAATAGCCTTAAAAGAGCAAGTTGCCGAGGCTAAAGCCTATCTAGACGGGCAAAAGTCTAAATACTATGAAGATATCAAAGCTGGGTCAAAGTTGACCCAAGATCAACAAAAGGCTATTGATTTTTTTAATAGATACAATAAGGAATCTGAAGAACAGAAGAAATTATCTGAAGCAAGTAAATTAAAGTTCAAGCAAAAAACTGATAATGTTTTTAATAAAGAATTCAAAGGTTTTGAATACAATGTTGGAGATAAGAAATATCGGTTTAATGTTAAAGATGTTGATAAAGTAAAAGCTAATCAAAGTGATATTAATAATTTCGTTAACAAATTTGTTAGTGAAGATAATTCAACTATTGAAGACGCTAAAGGTTATCACAAATCTTTATTTACCGCTATGAATGCTGATGCTATTGCTAGTCATTTTTATGAACAAGGTAAAGCTGACGCGATTAAAACAAGAGTTGCTAAAGATAAAAATATTAATCTTGAACCTAGACAAACTCACGGCGAAACAAATGTTGGGGGTGTTAAGTATAGAGTGCTGGGTAATACTTCTTCTGATATAAAAAATAGATCCTTTAAAATTAGAAAAAAGAATTAAAAATATTTAAAACAAATTAATTATGGCAATTACTCCAGGATCTCAGACTAGAGCTGCTTCAGTACAAGCAACTTTATCTGATAATTACTTAGACATCCAGAACTCTGGATGGGCGGCACAGTATCTTCCAGACTTAATGGAGAAAGAAGCTGAGGTGTTCGGTAAAAGAACTATCTCAGGTTTTCTTGCTCAAGTAGGTGCAGAAGAAGCTATGTCAGCTGATCAAGTTATTTGGTCAGAACAAGGTAGATTACATCTATCTTATAAATGTGAAATTCAAACTGCTGCAACAAGTTTAGTAAAAATTACCAACGATATCGATGAAAGTGGATCGGCGTTTACGTTAGGAACAAGTCATGGAATAAGAGTTGGTGATATGGTACTATTAGCTGGTGGTGGTCAAACAGTAACTGGTCGTGTAACGGCTGTTGATTTAGATTCATCAGGTAGTGGCGCAACATCGTCAAATAACTATATAACAGTTCTACCTTATGGCGCAGCTCACTTAACTAATATGAATTTTGTTGATGGTGATGACACTTGTACTATATTAGTATTTGGATCTGAATTTAGCAAAGGAACAGATGGTAGAAGCGCTGCTAACGAACCTTCGTTCACAACTTTTACTAACAAGCCAATTATATTAAAAGATTTATACGAAGTATCGGGATCTGATGCTGCACAAATCGGTTGGGTTGAAGTAAGCGGTGAAGACGGACAAAATGGTTACTACTGGTATCTAAAAGCAGAGGGTGATACAAGAGCTCGTTTCTCTGATTACTTAGAAATGGTATGTATTGAGTCTGAAAAAGCTCATGATGATTCTACTATTTTAGGTGGTGCTAACGGTTTGGTTGGTACAGAAGGTTTATTCTCAGCTGTTAAAACTAGAGGACATCAGTCATCTGGTGTAACAGGTGTTAACGCTGCTACTGATTTAGCTGAATTTGATGCTATCTTAGCTGAGTTTGATAAGAATGGTGCTATCGAAGAAAACATGATGTTTGTAAACAGAGCAACTGCTCTTGCAATAGACGATATGCTTGCTTCAATGAATTCTTACGGAGCTGGTGGTACTTCTTATGGAGTATTTGACAACGACGAAGATATGGCATTAAACTTAGGTTTCTCAGGATTTAGAAGAGGTTCTTATGACTTCTACAAATCCGATTGGAAATATCTAAATGACTTGGCTACTAGAGGTGGTATTAATGCTGCTGCTACTGCTGGTGAAGACATTAGAGGTATAATGGTACCTGCTGGTGTTTCTTCGGTTTATGATGAAAGTTTAGGAAAGAATATGAAAAGACCTTTCCTACACGTTCGTTATAGAGCTTCTCAAATGGAGAGTAGAAGAATGAAGACTTGGATCACTGGATCTGTTGGTGCAGTTACATCTAAATTAGATGCAATGCAAGTTAACTTCTTATCAGAAAGATGCATGGTTGTACAAGGTGCTAATAACTTTATGTTATTGAACTAGTACTTAGTTGAAGATAGGGGCAGCTAAATGCTGCCTCTATTTTTTTATTAATTTTTATTATATTATATTATGGCAAAGAAAAAGAAAGAAACTATAGTTGAAGAACCTATAGTTGAAGAAA